TGACTGAATTGAAAGATTGGTTGAACTCAATCAACTCAACAAAGAAAAATCTTATTGATGAAGATCCACTTCTAGAAAAGAAGTATCTCCCATACGTTACTAATAGATGTATGTCAGGTCATCTTGATTGTATCATGTATGCCAATGAGATGAATATAAATCCTAATCTTGATAAGAAGCTACAATATGACTTTTATCTAAATACTCTCAGGTCTAAGAAGAGATTCTCTCCTTGGTTGAAAAAAGAAGAATTGAAGAATCTTGAATTGATTAAATCATACTATGGTTATAGTAATGAAAAAGCAAGACAAGCTCTCCCCCTTCTAACCGAAGAACAGATTACATTTATTAGAAGTAAACTTGAAACTGGAGGATTGAGATGAGTGGGATGGAACCTGAATACTTGTGGTCACCTGAAAAAATGGTGGAAGTATTATTGTCAGAACCAGATGATTTTTTAAAGGTTAGAGAAACCCTTACAAGAATTGGCGTAGCATCTAGAAAAGAAAAGAAGTTATATCAATCATGTCATATACTGCATAAGCAGGGCAAGTATTATATTGTCCACTTCAAGGAATTGTTTGCACTTGATGGTAAGAAAGCAAACCTAAGTATCAATGATGTCCAAAGAAGGAATAGAATTATTCAACTTCTTTCTGATTGGGGTTTAGTTACTCTCAAAAATGCAGAGTTGGTTACTGATATAGCACCACTAAATCAAATCAAAGTTATATCTTATAAGGATAAAGGTAACTGGGTACTAGAAACTAAGTATAATATTGGTAAGAAGAAAACAATAGAATGACATACTCACGTATCGTAAGAGGCGATGCACGAGAGTATGATATCTATTCCCTTACTATAAAAAAGGAAATGATTTTTCCTGAGGGATTGGATCAACATGAAAAGTATACTAACTTGTGTAAATTGCAAGAAGAAAAGTTTACCCATATAAAAATACCAAAATTTAGGTGTTGGATAGATGGCGATCTACTTGTATATGAATCTGATTTTATAAAAGGTAAACCAATACGAAGTATAAAAGATTTCAATAATTTATACGAAGATATAATTGAAAGAGATTCTGATTATTCTTTTATTAATATGTTACCTGAGAATTATATAAAAGATCCTAAAGGCAATATCTATGCTATAGATCTTGATGAGTATGGGTATCATCCATACGAGGAAAGAAAAGAGAAGTGGGAAAAATTTTATGGATGGTATGCACCTATCATTGAAAAGTATAGGGGAACATATCAACTCAACGTTCAGATATATGGTAATGATCAAAGGCAAAAAAAGATAAAAGATTTAGTTGAAGGAACCTTCAATGCAAATATAACAATGCATGATGGTGAGTATCTTGTTATTATTGATGATAAAAAATTACATACCTTTGTAGATACACTTGATTACTTGAAAGAGTTGTATAGTGAGATACGTATGCAAATGGATATCAATGTCAATGGTGCTATAAGGTCTATAAAGAAGTCATCCGAACTTTTTGATAGAAACAACCGAACCAATAATATTAGATGATGTTTTATAATTAGTAGTGTCGCCTAACGGGACATTCAACTAGACGCTCAAAGAGGTCACTATGTTTAACGATGCAAACAGCATTACTTTGACAGTACCTGAAACTCAGGACTATCTTGCCAAAGTAAGAAAAAATATGATTGGGTTCGATGATTGGTTCACCGAGTTCGATCAACACTTTAAAAATACAAACAATTATCCACCATATAACACGATCAAACTCAGCAACCATGAGTACCGTGTAGAGGTGGCACTTGCAGGGTTCAAGAAGGAAGACCTAAAGGTCTACACCCAAGAGGGTAAACTTATTATCGAAGGAAGTAAGAGTGGTGATGAAAAGAACTACATGCACAAGGGTTTAGCACAACGTGCGTTCACACGTACATGGGCATTACCTGATGATCTAGTAGTCAAGTCTGTCAATTTTGAAGATGGATTACTTCTAGTTGATATTGATAGAGTTATTCCTGATCACCAGCAACGAAAAGATTGGCTCTAAATATAGTGTAGACTTGTCATGGTCCATTGTATTCAAGAGTTTTAAAACATATAAAACCAAAAGACCTTAGAGAAAGTATATCTCTTAGGTTTACTGATGTCCTCAATCCAGTCTTCTGGATTGGGGATTCTCTACGTCCTGAGGTTAGAGAAGCATTGATGAGGTTTGCAAAGGCATTTGCTGCATACGTAGATCTTGATGATAGAGCAATCTCAGATATTATATTGCTTGGTGGTAATGCAGGTTATAACTATACGGTTATGTCTGACTTAGATGTACATATTGTTGTGGATCCTAAGTATATTCCTAAGTGTGACCCAGAACTGATTGATGATTATTATATGGATAAAAAAACATTATGGGAGTTGACACATAATGTAACTATCCTTGGTGCAAAAGCAGAACCTTACATTGAAAGACCTGGTGTGACTCGTAAAAAAAGTCAAGGTGTCTATAGTTTGATGAAACAGACATGGGTACAGAAACCAGAGAAGATGGAAAATGATCTAGATGAAAAAGAATTAGAAAAGAAAGTAAAAAATCTAAAGCATAAGATTGATACGTTTATACAGAGTGAAGATCCAGAGGCACTCAAATCATTAGTAAAGAAACTCAGAGTTGGTAGAGGTGTATCACTTCAAAAGTATGGTGAGTATGGTTTTGAAAATATGGTTTTCAAAGAGTTACGAAATCAAGGTTATATTGACAAAATACGTTCAACTGTGGTAAACTTAAAGTCAAGAAGTCTTTCATTATGATCAAAATATTAATGTTGAAAGAGTATCAGTTGGTACTCATTGCTCGCATAGAAGAAGTAAGTACTGAGTTAGGAGAACCTGATTGTAAGTTGATAGAACCTTATGAACTCAAAGGAGATTACCTAGAGCATTGGCCATCATTCTCTATGCAACGTGAGATGATGATTCACTCTGATAGTATACTAACAATTTTAGAACCCGATAAGACACACCTAGATAAGTATCAGGCATTGACTGCTAAGAATGTTACAAAAGAATCTTAGAATATTATGGTTATATCCTAACCAGCATATGAGAGTAACACCGCCAGGTGGTGTTGCTATTATATCTGCTTGTTTGAAACGTGCTGGATATCATAACATGGAATTGTTTGATGCCACATGGTATCCAGTTGATCAAGAAGAAGATTTTGCTAGACCAGATAGGGATGTAGAAAGAGCAAAGAGGCAGATGTTTCCTGAATATAAGTGGGAAAGAGATGATCTAGATCCCAATATGTTCATGCTTGAAAACGTTGATATGTATACAGCGTTTAGAAATAAAGTATTAGAATTCAAACCAGATGTAATTATATCTTCTGTTGTGGAAGATACTTATTACTTGTGGGAGAAATTCATGGCACAGATTTCTGATTATAAATTTATCAGTGTCTGTGGTGGAGTATTTTGTACATATCATCCTAAAGCATTTGAGGGTAAGTGTGATTATATTTTGAGAGGTGAGGGTGATGAGGTAGTTCCAGAGTTGATGGATCTTATTAGTGAAGGTAAGACAGGACATCATCTTGCAAACATTCATCCTAATCCAATGAGACCTGCAATGAATGTTAATACATTGCCACCAACTGATCATCAAATTTTTGATGAACGGTCATTGTATAGACCATTTCAAGGTGAGATAATAAAGATTGCTACTGTAGAGACTCAGCGTGGATGTCCATTCAAATGTAAGTTCTGCAATTCACCTTCTAATGCTGGTCTGTACAAAGAAGAGACTGATAGTTTGTTCTTTAGAAAAAGAACTGTTGAGCATCAGGAGATGGAGATTAAAGATCTTATAGAGAAACATGATATAGAATTTTTATGGATTGTTACTGATACATTTCTTACTATGTCAAAACGAGGTTTTGATGAGTGGGCTGAGATGTATTCAAAATATAAATTACCTTTCTTTACACAGACAAGACCAGAGTTATTGACACCATACCAAGCAAAGACACTAAAGGAATTGGGATGTATGAAGATGAATATGGGTGTAGAGCATGGTGATCCTCAGTTCCGTAAAGATGTTATTGGAAGGGTGTATCATAATGAGAGAGCAATTGAAGCATTCCAAATTGCTAGGGAGGCAGGTCTTTCTACTACATGCAATTTCATTATAGGGTATCCATATGAGACAATGGAACATTGTATGAAGTCAGTTGAACTAGCAGCACAGTTAGGATGTGATGATACTAATGCATTCATATATACTCCTTATCATGGTACACCTATGAGAGATATGTGTGTTGAAGCAGGGTTTATAGAAGATGACTTGATAGTTGAGATGAGAAGTGATGATCAAGGTTCATATCTCAACATGCCAGCACCTTATATGAGTAGAGAAGAAATACAATACATGTTCAATAACTTTGTCAGATTGTTTAGAGAACGTGAGAAGGAGTTGCAAAGTCCTTCATCTTTTGTTAGACTAGACACTCCTACAGAAACGATACACGCAGGATGAGATATTACACCAACGTCCAGATGGTTGGGAATGATTTCCTAGTCAGAGGGTATGAAGGTGGGAAGAGTTTTACATCGAGGGAGAAGTTTCAACCTACGATGTTTGTTCCTAGCAAAAAGAAGACAAAGTATAAAACATTAGATGGTCAGTATGTACAAAGTATAAAACCTGGTACTGTACGTGAGACTAGAGAGTTTGTCAAAACTCATAGTGAGGTAGAAGGGTTTGAGATATTTGGTAACAACAGATATATCTACCAATATATTTCTGAGAAGTATCCAGAGACTGAAATAAAATTTGACATAAAGAAGATGAACCTTGTTACTATTGACATTGAGGTTCAGTCTGAAAATGGGTTCCCTACAGTAGAGAAGTGTGATGAGGAGTTGTTGCTTATATCTTTACAGGATTATAATACTAAGAGGATTCTGACCTTTGGTGTAGGACCATACAGGACTCAGGACAAGATGGTAAAGTATGTCCAGTGTAATGATGAGTATGATTTACTACAACATTTTATAAATTACTGGAGTCACACACCACCAGAGGTTGTGACTGGATGGAACTGCCAGTTATATGACATACCATACCTTGCTAAGAGGATCACCAGAGTGCTTGGTGATAAAGCAATGAAGAAGTTATCTCCATGGGGTTTGGTAACCAATGAGGAGATCTATATGATGGGTAGACCTCAACTTGTATATGA